CTTGGAATAAGAGAGTTAAATCAACTTCAGTAGGATGACCATCTGCGTGAAATGTCATAGATGTTGAATTATAAACTGCTTGAACAGATTTTAAATAACAGTACTGAATAGCAGGTATTTTAATATCTGCACCTCTCATATCAAAATCAATTTTGAATACATTAGGAAATTTATAACCAGCAGGAACACCGCCTACAAGATTTATAGTTTCTGGGTACATCTCAGATCTAAGTGTTTTAACAATCTGATGAATCTGCTCTGCTTCTGCGATAGAAGTGGCAATAAGCTTAAATGTAAAAGTAAAGGGTCTGATAATAGGCTTATTGAATAGAATTCTTGTTCCTGGGTTAATACCAGTTTGAGTTGCTCCAGTCACTGCGGCTCTTATGCCTTCTTTAGGAATAAATTGAGTAGCACGAGCAGCCGCAACTTGTGCGGCATCACCTGCCAACGCGCCTGTTGCTAAGTTAAAAATGCTTTCCATTCCATCAGTAATACCTTTACTTACTGCATTTATCAAACTTCCTCTTCTATTAATCGATGCAGTTGCCGCAAGACCAGCAGGTCCAAGATCTACTTGAGAATAATCAACATCATCAGTCATTCCAAAATTTTGTGGAAAGTATAGTTCTATAGACGGAACTCCTTCTGCAATCTTAACATCTAACGTTGTACTATCAGCAATATTTGCACCCTTTAACGCATCTTGAGAAGCCTCGTTATTTTTGTCTTTTACTTGATTGCCTTCTGTTACTGAACCAGGACCATCTTGTCTGCCACCAACTGTAGCAGTTCGAGGTTCCGGTTCATTTCCAAAATCATCAACACCATCATATCCACTTGAAGTAGCAACTCTATTTTCTTTTGTATTTTCTTTACTTGCCTCTTTAATAGTTCTCGCTTTATTATCACCCCAGCCCAAAAGCGGAACATCTAAAAGATCTGCAAGTCCTTTTGGATCAACGCTATAAGCATTTATACTATATGCTGTAAATTTCAACTTTGCAGGAGTAAACTCCGAATTGTGAAGAGGGTACTTTAGCTTTGTATTCTTTCTACCTAAATTACTTGGCAATTTAGTTAAATTAGTATTCGTAGAAGTTACACCACCTAAATGAACAACGTCTTTAGATTTACGAGCTTCACGAGTAGTTGCGCCAAAGTTTTCTGAACCAGGACCATCTTGTCTACCTTGAGGTCTAGGTGGTTTATTTTTGTAACTTGGATCTGGCATAGTTTTCCCTATAAATATAATCAAACACCTTAACACTATTTATAACGAAAATATGGCACATTCAGGCAAATATAATCCAGATCCTAAAAAGTATAAGGGTGATTTATCCACTGTAAAATACAGGTCTTCTTGGGAATTAAAAGCATTTAATTGGTGCGATAAAAATTCCAATGTAAAATACTGGAGTTCAGAAGAAGTTGTTATACCTTATTTTTGGGATATAGATAAGAAATATCACAGATACTACGTAGACCTTAAGATTACATTTACAGATGGTAAGACAATACTTGTTGAAATCAAGCCAGCAAAAGAAACAGAGCCACCTGCAAATCCAAATAAAAGTAAGAGATATATAGGTGAAGCAATGACCTATGTGAAAAATATGAATAAGTGGGAAGCGGCTAATTCATATGCAAAAGATAGAGGTTGGGACTTTCAGATATGGACAGAAGATACACTTAAAAGTATGGGTATAATGAAAGAACAAAAGGGCAAATTAAAACCATTAAAACCTTTGAAGCCTTACAGAAAAAAGCCTAAGAAAAAGATATAAATAGACGTATGAGTAGTTTATTTCAACAATTAGAAATTGAGGCTTTCCGTAAAGGTATTACGCCTCGTACTAAAGAATCTATCAGGTGGTTTCAAAAGAAAGCACAGGAACTTGGTAAGGTAAGTCGTACAAGTGTGATGCAAGATGATTCATTAACACTACGCAACAAGCCTAAAACAACACCGTTTGGCAATATGTACATGTATTTTTACGATGCTAAACACAAAGAAACGTTGCCATACTATGATAAGTTTCCTTTGACTATACCTGTTGGACCAGCTCCTGGTGGATTTTATGGTCTCAATTTACATTATTTACCATTACCTCTAAGGGCAAAAGCGTTAGACGCATTACTCGGAGAAGGTGGTTTACCACAAAAATATATTGCACCAATGATACACCGCTATCTATTTACTCAAGTGAGAAGCAGATTTGCTTTAGTAGATAAGCCAGAGTGGGAGATCGCTACTTTTTTACCTACTGCTGATTTCCAAGGTGCAAACAAGAGTAAAGTGTATAAAGATTCTAGGAGTAAGATGTAATGTCTAACATAGACCAGCTTAAAAGTCTAGCATCATCAAAGCTTGGATTTGCTCGTTCAAATCAGTTTTTGGTTGAATTGCCAACTTCCTTTAACTCAAGTGGAGGGTTTCTCGGAAAAATAGCTACGTTTCTTACAAGTGGTAATATGGGTGGTGGTAATCTAAATTTACTCTGTAGCACTGCAACATTACCAGGAAAACAAATATTAACAACAGATCGCAAAACTGGTATGGAGTTTTCAAAGGTAGCATATGGATATGCTGTAGACGATGTTACTATGTCCTTTGTTGCTTTAAATGACTATGGTACTCGTAAGTATTTCGATGAGTGGCGTTCACAAATACTAGATGAAAAAAGACAAACTGTTGCATACAAAAATGATTATGCAAAGTCTGTTAAAATACATCAACTAAGAAAGCCAATCAAAGCATTGGGTGCCTCGCTTGGCCCAATCAATATTAATATTGGTCTTGGTGGTGGTTCTGTCTACTCTGTAGAATTGCTTGATGCATTTCCTACAACGATTGGACAAATTGAATTGAATAACGAATTAGATGGGCTAGTACAAATCAATGTAACTCTATCATATACTAACTGGCAAACTACTAGCAGTGGTCAGGGTTGGATCCAAGCATCAGCAGGACTTGGATCTATTTCACAATTTTTATAGGAATTAAATAATGGCACTACCAAGATTGAATGAAAATTCACAGTATGAACTTACTATACCATCAAATAAAGAAGTTATACATTACAGACCGTTTTTAGTAAAAGAACAAAAAGTTTTAATGATTGCGTATGAATCACAAGATCGTGGTCAGATATTGTTAGGCATGTTGAATACTATTGAAGCGTGTGTGAAAGAAGAAATCAATGTTAAGAGGCTTTCTACGTTTGATGTAGATTATATCTTTACACAAATTAGAGGTAAATCTGTAGGCGAAACATCTGATATTCTCATAAAATGCGAGAACGTTGCTTGCGGAACTGATAATGAAGTGAAAATTAATCTTGAAGCAATTAACGTTGATGTTGATGACCGCAATATGCTTATTCCAATTACCGATGATGTAAGCGTAAGAATGAGATTTCCTAGTTATGAAAATATGTTATCAAATAAAAAATTATTAGATCCTGAAGTTTCAGAATCAGAAAAGATTATGGAATTAGTTATTACATGTATTGATGCAATTGAGACTGCAGATGAACGTATCAGTTTAGCAGATGAAAGTGACGCTGAAATTACAGGCTTTCTGGATTCTTTGACAACAGAACAGTTTGATAGAATTGCATTGTTTGCTATGGACATGCCTGTAATGAAATATGATGCACACTTTACTTGTAGTGAATGCGGAACAGAAAATGTAAAAGCATTAAGAGGATTAGACGATTTTTTTTAATAAACCTCTCTCATGATAATCTAGAGAACTTTTATAATACTAATTACCAATTGCTACAAAACTTTAATTATTCGCTTAGTGATCTAGATTCAATGGTACCTTGGGAGAGGGAAATTTACTTAGCAATGTTGATTAATGACTTGAAAGAAAAAGAACAACAAGCTCAACAACGAGGATAATATGGCGGCTACATTAGCAGATATTAGCAATGGTATTAAGAAAAGTAATGATACCCTTGAGGAAACCTTAAAGTCTCAACAGGCGATGACTTCAAGCCAAGACAGGCTAATAGCACTTCTTAACGACACAAGTGACCGAATGAAGTTTGCTGGAACGGATGGCCAGGGTGACAAGCTTGAAGCTGAGCGTGAGAAGAAAGAAGCCAAACAAGAAGCTGGTTCTTCTAGAGGAATATTAGGTAGAGCTAAAGATTCTGCGATGGGTGGTTTTGGCTTAGGTGCAATGGGAGCAGGCCTGTTAGCTAAAGCAGGTGGAGGTCTAGCATTAGCTTCTGTACTTGGTAAGAAAGGAATTAGGTCTGCACTTATTGTTGGACTTGCTGATGAAGCTGGTAAAATCGTTGAAGATTATACGGGTTCTGCAGAAGCAGGCAAAACAGTTGAAAGAGGAATGGTTGCTGGTGGTATAGGTTTACTTTTCGGTAAAAGAATTGGAGCAATATCTGCAGTTATAGGTGCCGCACTAACAGATGAAAATCAACAGAAGTTAAAAGAATTAGGTAAAGCATTAGAACCAGCAGGCGAGGCATTAAAAGAAAATCTTGCAAAATTAGGTATTAAGATTCCTACTGCCGAAGAAGCCTTAAATGGTGTAACATCTACTGTAGGTAATGCTATCACCGGTTTGACTTCGTTAGTGAAAGGAGACTTTAGTGGTTTTGCAAGTCAGTTAGATGACTTAGCACTTTCTTTTGGTGGACTGTTTGCGCTAATGCGTCCTATGAAAAGTTTATCTTTACTTAAGGGAGCAGTGACAGGTTCAGCTAAAGCTCTTGGTGGTGGTGTTGCTGCCGTTACTGGTATGAATAAACCTCTTCCGACTGGTGCACCACCTAAAGGAACTGTATACTCAAAAGCTGGTAACTTGATGAAAGCAGGAGCTGATGGTAAAGCCACTGCAGTACCAGCTAGTGCTAAACAACAAGCCCAAGCTCTCGGAGCCAAGAGTGCTTCTTCACTTTCTAAGTTTCCTAAGTTGATGAAAGCCTTAAAATTTATGAGGGCTGTTCCAGGTCTTGGCGCACTATTAGGTATTGGTGAAATTGCAATGATGGATCCACCTACCGTTGATGGTGTTGCAGGAGTATTGGGTGGTTTAGGAGGAGCTACGTTAGGTACATTAGCAGGCGGACTAGTGGGTGCCGCAGGAGGTCCAGTAGCATTACTAACAGGCGCACTTGGCGGTGGCATGGGGTACTTCTTAGGTGATTATTTAGCTAAGGGTTTGGCTCAATACTTGATGGGTAAAAAGGTAGATGCATTTCCTGATTGGACTGGCTTAAACGGACTTCTTAATGGAGGCAATGAACCAGAATCACAGATACCTTCAGCTTCTAGTACACCAGCTATAAACTTAGATGATAAAGCTGCCGCCGCAGAAGCCGCGGCATCAAGAGTTGACCCTAGTTTGGCTAGAAGACAAAGTAGTGTTTCTTCTGCTCCAAGAACAACAGATTTACCAGCTAACGCAGGTTCAGGTGCAGGCAGTGTTGCAATTGATGCGTCTACTGTTAATAATACTACTAACGGAAGCAGTACCACAGTAATAACCCCACCGGTTCCAAGTGCAAATAATCACTTAGACCCGGTGAGGGAATTAAGCTTACCTTAGATATTAGGCTTCGTTTGCCAGTTTAGCAAAGTAAGACATTGTATCGTCATCGTCTTGAAGATTTACTTCTTCAGCGGTGACTGGTTCTGCCGCTTTCATGACTGGCTGTGGTGCAGGTGTATTCATCTGCCGTTCTTGCGCCATGTTAGGTGCACCCATAGAACTTTCTTCACCTAGAACCTTTGCTAGTTTAGCTTTTAGTTCATCATAAGTTTTATAGTTCTTTGGGTCAGTAAACTCTGACAGTTCATGCATAGAGTTATAGAGGGTCTCTAGCTTTGCTTCATCGGACTCATATAGTGCAGAGGGATTAGCAAATTCTGATTTATCATAGTTACGATAACCTTCGACTTGACGAATCTTAAGTTTGAAGTTAGCACCTTCCCAGAAATCAAATGGGTTGACTGCTTTTTCGTCA